TCAATAACATTGGATGTTTTTTCTACTCCAAATTCACTTATAACTTTTAATTTATCTCCAATTTTAAAAATATGATCGTTTGTAGTAATAAGACCATATGTATTATCCGAATTGTCAAGTCTAGCAAAAGATTTGACATCATATGAAGTTGCTAAATTAAATAACCAATTGTTTGAGGCTACATCTTTTGGATTGACTCCAAGAGTTTTAATTTCTGCAGTGTCACCTTTTGTATAATAATAAGTGTCATCAACAATATCAAGATTTTCTAAGACAGAATTGATTTTTATCTTTATTCTTTCCGTCGTTACGCCAATAACTTGATCATGAATATCCCGTATTTCTTTTCTAAAATCGCCATGTGCAAAGGTATTAATTCCAATATTACTAGCGTCTAAAATTGTTGCAGTTAAATTCGAACAATTAAAAAATTGTGTAAGAGATTTTGAAGTATATGATACTTCACCCAAACTATTATCACTATAAGTTACTGACAACTCCCCACTTTGAGGAAATCCAACTGTAGAATCCACAGATAATACTGTAGTTCCGGCAGAAACTTGCCCGATTAACTTTGTTTTTGCATGAATAGAAAAATTTCCATATATTGCGCCATCAACATTAATATCTCTATCATATCCAGCATCAATACTTAATTTGTAGTAAGTATTTCCAACTCCAGAGATTATTTTTTCAACTTTTGCAATAGGAGCGTATGCTTTAGTAATATCACCATAAGAGTCTTGTATTAAAGTAGAATTCTCAAGATTCAGTGGATCACCAGAAATACTTTCAACTACCAAATCTTTGGTTACATTATAATGTGCGTCTGATGGCCTAAAAAGAAAATCTTTTGGACGAATTATTGATACATTTTCCCCATAAAGTACTTTAAACAAAATTCGAAAAGATTCATCAGTCCCTTTACTTCTATAAAAATCTTTTGCTTGCTTAATGAAGAGAGATTGGTTTAAATCACTAGAAAAAGTTCTATTTTCAAAACCAGGTGTTAATTGATATTTTGATTTAAGTAAAAATTCTTTCAGGAATAACGAACTTAAATTAGTGATTGTTGCTCCAGAAGCATGTTCTGCAACTTCTGATTGCGTAAATACCAATTCATCTGGATGATTTTGCTTATTATAAGAAGTAATGCCACTAAAACCTCTTATACATCCTGTAAATGAACTATTAGTCTTTCCTGTATATGTAATAATTTCATCATTAATTTGAATCAATCCATATGAATCAGGAAAACCGTAGGTTCCATTCGATATTGTTCCATTAAATGCTACATTAATTACATCATCCGTAATTGATACGGAAGAAGACAATGATGCAATTCCAACTTGATTGGCCTGTTCGTCAATTTTTATATATTTGTCAATATTTTGTATTAAATCGACAGGAGCACCCTTAAATTCTTGGGATATGTAATACTGAGATAAAAATTCAGAAACTAATGGAAAATCTTCCCTCACATATGAAGGAAGTTGATTCTGGACAATGTTGCTAAACTTGATTCTAGTTTCTGTCATTTGATTATGATCTTACTAAGTTCCCGTTGGTGTAGCTTGATGTTACAATGTAGTTTGATGCGGATGGATCAAGACCCGATGAAACTTCATCAATAACCATGTCAAATATGCTGTTATTAATATCTAGTTGCAAATATAAATCCTGTAATCCAATTACATCATTTGACTGCGGAGTAACAGAAATTTCAATAATTGACTGACCATCTTTGATTTTAGCAGAACTAATATTAATTGGATTTAATGCAATAATGCCACTAGTATAATTAATTTTCCCAACACCTCTTTTCAAAATTGTTGGGCTCAATGATGATGTTGATGGTACAGTAAATAAAAATATAGTTCCAGTCTTTCTATTAGTATCTGGAATGTCCGAAAGATATACATCTTGCAGAATTCCACTTACTCTAAATGCAGATGATTTGATATTATATCCATCCATACTCTTAATATGGAATTCATTTCCAAATCCAATTGAATATTCTACAAAGGTATTTAATACCACTCTAAGGTCCCTTCTCATCTGAACCTTGGTAATATTTGATGTAACAGAAGCATGACTATCATCAATAATTTTCAAGAATTTGCTGTACTTAAATCTTGCGCCATACTTATTTAACTCAGTAGATTCAGCATACTTATTGGCATTTGTTTGAATTATACTGGAAACATATGCAGAATTTGGAGCAAGATTTGTATTGTAATAAACTTTTGAATCTATTTCAAGATAAAGATATTTTAAATCTAAAATTTCTGGAACAATACCTGCAACGGCATATTTCTTCAACTTCATTTTAATATTTTCTTTAATCAAGTTTGGAAGAAAATCACCAGTTCTTGGCTTAATACTGATAAAAACCTTTCCATATTGAGGAGGAATTACTTCTTCTCCTCCAAATACAGAGATAGATTCTGTTTCGGGATAAATTTTTGCAGGAATCAAAGTCTCATAATCATTTGCAGTAAGTGCTCTATTCTGAGATGCATAGATTCTGGGTGCATATTTTTTAATTGATTCAACTCCTTCTATACTCTCTCCACCAATTGATGGCAATCCAGTCGTCAAAAGAGAAATTCCGGATGAAACAACATACTCTGTAGAATTTCTTGTATATGTTAATCTTCCAGAGAAACTAAATTGACCAATACCATTTCCACTATCACCATTGGTTACGATATATGATGCTTCAATATAGTAACCTTCTTGAAGTGCTTTTCCAAAAACACCGTCACCAAAAATTAATTCGTATCTTTCATCTTCAATTTCTTGTAAAAAGTAAACTTCAGATTCGCCATCAACACCAAATAAACTATCTTGAAGATTGTATTTTACTGAAACGGTTGCCGTAGAGGAATTATTTTTAACCAACACTGAGATTAAGTCAGTATCAATACCACTATTCGGAAGAATAAATCTTTGATTTGGATTTCTTGATGTATAAGTGAAACTGGTATTTAATAAGATGCCTACATAAATTTGAATATCTGTAAAAGATGCAATATTATCAACCACAGGAACAGTAATGTCTTCCAAAATCGAGAAGACAAATGATTGATTGCCAAAGGAACCCGTGGTACTTGCAATAGGGCCTTTTTTAAGAGTTAATGCTGCAGGAGCAGGAGTAATATTTGTAGTATCAACAAAGAAACTTACTGTTGCTCTTGCTGCTTTCTTTGAACGAGGAATATATCCAATATTTCTTGCCAGAGAAACAACATTTTCTCTGAGAGTTGCACTATCAATGAATACCTCATTTGCCACCATGTTGGCATTGTATGAAGTAATATAGGTATTATATGCCAGTACATCAAGAATCGTTGAGAGATTAGATCCCTCGAAGTCATAATCTGTAAAATTGGAGTTTGACTTTAAGTAGTCTCTTAAAGTTGTCTTAATCTGGTCAAAGTCCAGATTTGTAAAGTTTACTAATGGCATTTACCTAGTAGGTTGCAGAACGAATTGTAATTGCTGAGCAGGAACATCGGCACCAATAATCCGATAATTAATCACTACATCAAAAGAACCATTATCATAGTCAGGATTTGTTTGTACCTCAATCAATCGAACTCTTGGTTCATAGTTATTAATTGAATTACGAATTTCATCCCGAATAATTGATGCAGAAATTTCATCAACATTTTCAAAAAGTGATCTACTGACTCTTGAACCAAAGTTTTCATTAAAAAACTTTTCGCCAGGAAGAGTAAAAACGATATTACGAATCGAGCGAGCAATCGCAGTTTCATTTTTAAGTGCTATTAAATCACTGCTCAGAGGATTGCTCTGAAAAGTCATACTAATATCTTTGAAACTTTGACTTACTCGCTCTAGTGGCATTAAGTATTATAATTCTACCTTATTTATTGTACTAAAATTCAGTTAAGGGAATGGGCTCAGTACCATATTCCCAGTCATCATAGTCCTCATCATTACGAATTTTTTCGTGAAGTTCCTTTTGAACTTGAAAGTCATGTTTCTTGGGAGTGAGATCATCATTTGAAATCTCTCTAAGCATTCGTTGTTCCATTTTGCTCCTGATTTAGTAAATCAGAACTTTTTACGGGGTTGCTATCCCGAATTTCTTTAATTTCATACATAAAATCATCTGATGTTTCGATTTTACGACGATTTTCAACTGAATATTCGTTTAAATCAATCTCATAACCTGGATTTTTGGTAATTCTATTTTTAGTCCATGCATCGTCATACCATAAAATCTTATTATTTGGGTATGCATAGAAGTTTCCATTATCCAT